TCGCATGGTTCTATCGAGAGGATGGGATGCGTATGGCTGGTTGGTTAGAGGAGAGCTGATGGCTACCTCTTATAAGACTATGAATTTTGAGATAAGATTTAGGAATAAAGATAGAGCTTACTTCGAGCATAAGGAACTCGGAGAGGATTGTGGTGGAGGTCTTTGGTTTAAGGATAAGGCCTTGGTAGATTACGATGGTGTGTATGACCTGCCTACGGAAGTAAAGGTATGGTTGTTTGATAATAACTTTAGAAGAGAGGATTAATATGTATAGCTGTAAAGAATGTAAGTCAGAAGATGTAGAAGTTAAGGCTTGGTGGAACCCTAATACTAGTCGGTATGTAGATATGATTGAGTATGAGGATGGGTACTGTCATAGTTGTAATACTACTAGAGCGATAGTCGTTGAAGGGATTAGTAAGGAGCCAGTTAAGAAAGACTCTGAGATTGAGTCTCTGAAGTCTAAGTTGGAGGACTTAACTAGTGTTGTAGAGCTTATTGATGATAAGGTAAATGAGCTAGATGATTACACTAATAGTGAAGCATCGCTTCGCTCTACTAAGTCTACTGACTTCGAGGATAGGGTGTTAGATATATTCTCTGAGGCTATTAAAGATACGGTCATTAGGTTGGTAAGATGAGTGTAGAACTAAAGTTTACTTGGACTTATGAGGATTACTTAGCGGTAACAGAGCATGAGGATAACGATGCTACAGCCGAGCGATGGACAGAGGTTGTAGATTTAATTGATAACAAACATTATGAGAGTGTTGATGCTGATATTAGAGACACTATTCAGTATGTTGATGCGAGAATATTAGAGGAGAAATAGTATGGCTAGTACAGAGAGAAATGGAGTTAGATATTTTAACTGTTGTATATGTGAAGATATATTTGAGGGGTATGGGAATAATCCTTACCCTATAACTAATGAGGATGGTAATCTGTTTTGGGATGAGGAGGAGTGTTGTGACTCTTGTAACAATACAAAGGTTATGCCTGAAAGATTTAAACAAATGGGTTTAGTATGATTGACATAAATAAAGTAAGGGCTGATGCTAAGGATACCATCGCTAAGTTCCCTCAATTTGAGGAAGCTATTAACGATGCTTATGAGTTAATGATGGATGAGATAGAGGCAGGTGAGTCTGAGGATAATGAGGTCGACCACTTCTATAGTAGCATCATTGAAATTATTGAAAACAAATAAAGGAGTAATGAGAATGTTAGAAACTAAGGAGGTTCGCTCCACTCACCTAGTGGAGATGTGGAGTTATATGTATAGAAAGGAGGACCTTATGAAGGCTCTAGGATTAGGAGATGACTTAGCTATTACTAAGGACGTAGCGTTATGTATCTTAGCTAATCCAGGTATCATATTGGAGAATATCATTAGTTCTTCTGTGTTTGCAGGGCTAGGTCGTTCTACTGTTAAGAGAGCAGTGAAGAGTCTTATAGATAGAGGGTACGTTACATCTAGTCAGAGTGAAGAGGATAAGAGATGTTTTAATCTAACATGGAGGTATAAGGGATGTTAATAGAAAAGGCAGAGTTGTTTGGAGAGAGAAAGACTCTTGAAGAGGCGTTACAGTATACAGATGATTTGGTTACTACACTTCGTCCGCAAGATAGAATAACAGCTTACACAGCTGCGTATGTACTGTATAATACAATAGTAGAATTAACTAAGGAGAAATAATATGGGTAACTTAACAGAAGAAGTAGATGCGCAGATAGAGGCTGAGTTTAGAGAGGTAACAGGTTTTGCGTTACCCGAGCTACTGTCCGCTGATACCATTGTTCTTAATGGTAGGAGGTTTACGGATAGAAGGGAGTACTTATACTACATAGCTAATAGGATGTGGGATACCTTCGATGAGATACTTGCGGAGACAAAGGTAGAGGTAGCTGATGATGATGAGGATGAGGGAGAGTTTAGTCCTTGTTGTGGTGCTGAGATAGTACGCGGTGACTTATGCTCTGATTGTCTGGAGCATTGCGTATGATAGTAGATAGGATGCCTGACGGCAGTGTAGTAGTGAGTAGTATAATAGACGGTCATCTAAAGAGTGAGCGGTACTACTTGCCTAATAACCTGACTACTAAACAAGTAGTTAGAGAAGCTTATAAACAATTTAAGGAGAAGTATGAGTAAGAGAGGAGGTAAGGTACACAAGTTATCTGATGGTAGTCTTTGGACGGCATATCAGATAGCTGAGGCTACTGGTCTAACAGTCTCTACCATTAGGTGTAGGCTACTTAGAACTAAGGATGTGACTAGGTTATTCTGTACTGATTACAATCAGCAGAAGTGTAAGACTTATACATTGTCTGATGGTAGTCAATGGACTATCAAGGAGATAATGGCTCACACAGGTATTAAAGCTCCTACTGCAGGGGCTAGGGTACATAAGTCTCGGGACGTTAAGAGGGTGCTAGCACCAGCACATACCAAAGCTATTAACGAGAGGAAAGCTACTAATAAAGAGAACATAATCAAGAGTCGTATGTGTTACGATCAACGCGATCATTGGTTACTACTCGCAAATATGGGGAGAAAAGCATGAAGACGTATGGATTTTTTATAGACTATCACACCGTTACTATCGAGGTAGCGGCAGAGAGTAGGGAAGAAGCAATTAAGAAGGCACTAATAGAGATAGAAGATATGCCTGATGCTTATGGCGCTCAAGAGTTTGAGCTTAATGATATGAAACTAGAGGATATGACATGAGTAAGGAACAGTGGTTAGAAGATAGAGAAAAGTTATGGGAAGAGGTCTTTGAAGATGGTACTCATTGTGAGGGCTGCGAATTCAAGGAGGTCACTGAAGACCCTTATAGTACTGGTGATAGTCCTGCTATTAGAGAATGTAATAGTTACTCTGAGAAATGTCCTGGAGTAGATGAGGACTGGGTGGACGGAATGTATAGTTAAAAAACAATAATAATCATCCTAATATGGGGGAAAATATGTTAAAATCTATACTAATTATTTCTTATGAGGAGAATACCTATGCAGCATGATGCTGAAACAATAACGAAAATACGTATACAAGTTAACACTTGGTTAAACGCTAATCCCAATGATATGATAGAGCTTATGGAAGAGTTCCATGAGGCGGTATCGGACAGTTCTTTTGGTTATAAAAGAGAACAGTTTAGATGTTGGGTGTACGATACGGTACTAAATAAGGACTGATAGGTACCTTAACAACTTGAGGAGAGGTAAGACAACTTCTTGGGAGAAATAAATACCTATCAGAGAATACTATTATACATAACTTGAGGTGAGTAAGATGAGTAAGAAAACGGGAAGAAAAGTAAAACAATATGTACTAAAGAATGGTGATGTCGTAACATTAAAAGAGGTTGTAGCGGCTACGGGGCTACCTGCAAAGAGTTGCTATGCTAGGCTAAAGAGGGGTGAGTCTCGTGAGCATGCCTTAAGGCCTGCCAAGAATGTTTTTGCTTCTCGGCGTACTAGTAGCTTCCAAGATACCTATGGTACTATGCCTGACAACTTATTTAAATTAATGTTTGGTAGTTGGACTTAGTATGCGTAAGATGCTGATAACAGAGGCAATACATAAGATAAGTAATGGTGTTATCACTTGTGCTAGTGTTAAATCAGCAGTAACTACTCTCTACCTCTTATTAGAGTTAGGGTTTGATTACGTCTCAATAGAAGAATAGGAGATTGGTGTGGAAAGTCAGGACAATAAGATAACACTCTCTACCATAGTAGAGGGTAAGGTAAAGGACTCTAACAATAATCGTAGTGAGGCTGTTAGGTTCTTTAGAAACAATGGTTGTATTAACAACGACTTTAGATTAGAGAAGATGTTTGATGAGGTATTAGGTTATCTTACTGATAGGTTCTCTCGTTCTGAGGGTCGTATCAAGCTTACTGCTACTTCGGTAGCGATAGGTGGTATAGCAGAGAAGGTCATTGCTAGTAGTAGTATGCTCTACACACCACAACTAATAAGGTTGGGGGATTTTGTGTTGGAGTCTCTAGTAACCCTGAACTATGTTATATTAGAAAGAGAAAACTATAGGTCACTAGAAGAGGTAATCGCTAGATGGCGTAACGAAGATGGTACAATAGAAAAGACAGTACAACAGGTTAACTATACGCCTTACTTAATCAGGCCTGGTAGTGCTTTCGCTGACTACAAGAGCAATCCATTAGAAAAGAACGGTATCTCCATGAGGAAATTTCCTATATGGACTTCGGGTTCTCGTATACTAGATGGTGTTGAGGAACGTCTGATTAAAGGGTCTGTCAATTTAAAGAGAGATCATTTTGATTCTGACTTCATTAAGGCTGTCAATCATAATGAGGCTGTTAAGTGGAAGATAAACAGTAATGTGGCTAAAGTTACTGCTGAGCTTAGGGATACCTACAGTGACACAAATATCTCTCTAGATAACGATGTGACATTCGACTGTGCTGACATAGACAGGTTAAATACCAATGCACATCTATCAGGTAAGAAATTAACTAGAGATGGTAAACCCTTTGAGCCTGAGAGAGGTAGTAGCGAGGACGTTAAGACACTCGAGAAGGCTCTTAATAAATTAGAGAAGAAGAAGGCTAAGCTTAAGGCAATCAAGTCTATAAGTAAGATATGTATAGAAGCCTTAGCACTTAATGAGGTGTATGAACAAGCTAACCTTAGATGGACTGATAAACAGTACTGTCTTAGGAAACATTCTAAGGCTTCTAGAGATAAGAAGATACTAGATACTATACACGGTCAAGGCGCTGATGTAGGCTGGTCGGGTTATTCATTCTACTTCTCTTACTTCTTAGACTATAGGGGTAGGTGTTATGCTAGAGAGCCTTACTTTAGTTATCAGTCTAATGACTTAGCTAGAGGACATCTAGAGTTTGCTGAAGGTAAACCGATAGGTGCTGGTGGTATTGACTGGCTCTACATGCATACCGCTGCAAGCTACAATGAGACCTATACTATCAAGGACTTACAATGGTGTGATGAGGATTATGTATCTCACCTAACCAAGCATAGGTTATCTGATATCTCTGTAGACAAGATGTCTCTCGGTGATAGGTATCTGTGGACAGCTAATCATTTAGATTTAATAATGGAGATAGCATTAGACCCTATAGCTAATAAAGAGTTATGGATTAATGCAGAGAAACCTCTAGTATTCTTGGCTTGTTGCTTTGAAGTAATAGCAGTACTAGCTGGTGGTGAGGAACATATCACACATCTACCTATCCCTGTTGATGCTAACTCTAGTGGTACTCAACACTTCGCTGCAATGAGCTTAGATGAGGTCGCAGGAGAGTATGTAGGCTTACTACCTAGAGATATCTCATTAGACTTTTACCTAGCTGTTGGTCAACGTATGCTTGATGCTAACTTAGGTAATGATTTAGGAAAGAAATTAGCACCGATCCCTATGAAACTAGTAAGGAAAGGTCTAAGTAAGCGTGGTACAATGACTAAAGGTTATAGTGCTGGGCTTAAATGTATATCAGATATCATCTATCAAGATAGCTATGATGCTGGTATTGTTGGTAAGTATAACTTAAGTAGGTCAGACTCTTGGAAGTTAGGGAGAGACTTGGTTGAGTCATATGATAGTATTTGTTCTGGTCCAGTAAGGATTAAGAATTATCTGCAAGAGTTAGTCTCTTATAGGCTAGGACAAGGTGTTAACACTATCAGTTGGGAGACTCCGAGTGGGTTTCCAGTTGTTGCTGAGAAGTGGATTAAAGAAAGAAGAAAGGTAATAGGGTACATCAATAAGAATAAGTATCATCACGTCTTTATGGAGTACCTAGAGATACCTGCGCGTCATGAGTTAGCGTCAGGTATTAGCCCTAATGTAGTACATAGCTATGATGCTGCACATATGGCTCTCGTAATATGTAGACTAAAAGATGGTGGGAACAAGTCGTTCGGTGCCATTCACGATTCGTTTAGTGTACATGCAGGAGATGTTGATATGTTAGTTGAAGTAACTAAAGATGAGTTCATTAAGATATATGAGGATGATGTCTTAGAACTACTGAAGACTCAAATTACTATGAGCGATCCTGCTTGTAGTGTTGAGCAACCCCTCAAGGGTAACTTAGATTTAGAAGGTATAAGAGATAGTCAATACTTTTTCGCCTGATAAGGTAAATCTCTAAGTAGCCCTTATAGAGAAAAACGCGTTTGTGGCGAACGCTAATCCCCCCATTGGACTATTAGACAGAGTACGCCACACCTACTCCTGTTTACTAGTCCTTTTTTAAATTAACCGCGAAGTTTCATGCTTCTTCCTTACGCAGTCCGCTAGTACTGCAGGTTAGAGAACTAGCACTAACTTTTAATAATAATAACGGAGAAATAAAATGGCTTTACTAAAAGAAGTTGAATTGAAATGGTGTAAATGTGGTAGCAATGCTGGTACTAAGTATATGTCAGAAGAAAAAGAATGGTCTGTAGATGCGATCTGTACTAAGAAACAATCTGCTGATTGGGTTAAGAACCTACACGCGCAGAAAGAACGTAAGGATAAGGAGTCAGGTAAGCCAATGATTAAGCTTACCAAAGCTTGTATCAAGAAAGATGGTAAGCCTGCTCAGCCTATTAAGTGTATCGATAGGTTTGGTAGGGACGTTGACCCATTAGTAATTGGTAACGGTTCTATTGCTAACATTCAGTACATGGAAGTACCTTATGACGTTGCGGGTAGTAAGGGTGTTAAGGCTATCTTAACTGCTATTCAGGTAGTAGACCTTAAGGCGTACTCAGCTAATAACTCTGAGTTCGCTATTGAGTCACCAACAGAAGTTAACTTAGAAGACGATAACGAAATCTTCTAGTGTTACCGCCCCTCTTCGGAGGGGTTTTTTAAATTAATAATAATAATAAGGAGTAAGATATGTTTAAAGATAAACCATTAGGTGAAATAAGAGCTAAGGCTAACCAATTATTTAAAGGAGACTATGTAGGTGCTGACCACTACAATAGGCTACCCGATCATCTACAACCTGCAGAGGTTGCTCATGCTTGGGGACTAGACTTCCTACTATGGAATACAGTTAAGTACCTATCTCGTGCAGGACACAAGGCTACTACTACTATGTCTGCTAATGAGAAAGAAATTGATGACCTTAGTAAGGCTATTGATTACATTAACATGCGTATCAATGTGTTAGAAGGTAGGACACCCCTATCTTTCAATGGAGATAAGCAAGACATACTAGATGTTGCAGTAGATAAGGCTTTCGATAACGCCTCTGTAGTAGGTATGAATGATGTAGCAGATGATGAGAGGACTAACAAAAGAGTTCCTTCAGAAGAAGAAGTTAAGACTTACTACCGTAACCTAGCCTCAAAAGAAGCTGATGATAGACCTAACTGGTTAGATGAACCCATCGAATCATTCGCTGAACGTTGGAATGTAGATACTGTTACTAATGCTGCGAAGATTAAGGAGAAGCATGACTGGGTTAAGGCTAACCCTAATAAGAGTGATATGAGAGAATGTTGGGGTGATGCTGGTGAGTAGCGAGATGACTCTAGGAGACTATCAGGCAGGTGCTGCCAAGACAGCTGAGTATACTAATGATGATATCATTTGGGCTCAGTTGCCTGAAGAAGTAGGGGAGGTAATGGCTCTTAAGAAGAGATATCTTAGGGGTGACTTGCCTTTCTTTCAGATGAAAGTAGCATTACAAATAGAACTAGGGGATGTGTTATGGACAATCACTAGACTAGCTGAAGATAATGGAATGACCTTAGACAGTATAGCTAAGGCTAACTTAAACAAGTTAAGAGACCGTCAAGAACGAGGTGTCTTAATAGGAACAGGAGATAAAAGATAATGTATAAACTAAATAAGAGGTTCTCTGTTAGTCACGACAAGTTCCAATGGATATTAGTAGAGACCTTTGTACCTGAAGAAGGCAAAATCTATGAGCGTAACAAGTACTACGGTACTCTTAACCAACTATCAGCTGCTATCATTGATGCTGAAGCTAAGAAATCTTTAGGAAGCTTACCTAAGGATAGGGTTAAGGAAGTAGATAAGGTAATAGCATACGGTACTATGTTAGAGGGTCTAGTTAAAAGACTAGAGTCTTATTTAGAAAGTAAAGGTATCTAAGATATGAGGGGAATGCGGAAACTCCCACTGATGAAGCGGACTAATACTAATAACCCAACACTATGGGTGTTTGTAAAAGATAATTACCGTGAAGACCGCATCAAATTAAAAGGAGAATAAAGATGAACAGAAGCCATAACAATATACCAATAGGTTTACCCACAACAACAGCACAAGTGCTACATAAGTTAGAGTACGAGACTAACCCTGTTACTAAGTGGGTGCTTCGGGAGATTATTGGCAACAGAATTGATAATGCTTTAAAGGAGAATTAAGATGAAGTATCATACTGAGAATCAGTGTTGTGTTAAGTTAGAGGGTTTATTAATAGTACTTAGGGATATGCGTATGTCTAGCCTAGATAATGTTGCAGTAGTACATAAGGCAGATAACGCTATCCAATTAATAAATGAGTTGTTAGGGGAATTAAAAACTAAGGAGTAAATATGAGAGAAAACGGTGTGTTAGAATCTCACGGTGCTTGTAGCGCTTGTGGTTCTAAAGATAATAAGGCTACCTATTTACATGATGATGGTAGTCGTTCAGCATATTGCTTTGGGTGTAAAGACTTTCACTTAGAAGATGGTAGTATGCGTGTAGATAATAATAATAATAATAAGGAGTACAATATGAGTATAGAAAGTATAGGTGAGATTTCCGATTACCCTACTAGAGGTTTCAGGGAAAGAGGTATCACCAAAGATATAGCTAGTAAGTATGGAGTCAAGGTAGGTTATGATGAGAACGATGGTGTTACCATTCAATATCACTACTACCCTTCTACTAGAAAAGGTAAGACAGTAGGATACTCTCGTAGAGAAGTATCTAACAAACAGTTTATAGCTGTGGGTGATGTAAAGAATGATGTAGAACTGTTCGGTCAATCTCTATTTCAAAAGGGTGGTAAGCGTATTATCATTACTGAGGGTGAGCTAGACGCTATGTCTGTACAGCAGATGAACATTAACAAGGGTAAGGAATGGCCTGTAGTATCCGTTACTAACGGTGTTGGTGGTGCTCTCAAACAGATATGTGCTAACCTAGATTGGGTTAATTCTTTTGATGAAGTTGTATTCATGTTTGACGCTGATGATGTTGGTATAGCTTCTGCTGCTGAATGTGCTAAGATAGTACGTACTGGTAAGGCTAAGATAGCTAAGCTAGGTAGGTTTGGTAAGGATGCTAGTGATTATCTAGTAGGCGATCATCTAAGAGAGTTAGAGGATGCCATCTGGAGAGCAGAAGTATACAGCCCTTCAGGTATTATCAACTCAGCTTCTACTTGGGATACGTTCTCTAAGGATATGAGAGAAGATAGTGTACTTTACCCTGATTGCTTCTGTAGTGTTAATGACTTAACCTATGGTAGACGTACAGGTGAGTTAACAATCTTTACTGCTGGTACTGGTACAGGTAAGTCAACCTTTATTAAGGAAGACATCTACCATCTACTAACTACTACTGAACATCAGATAGGTGTAGTATCTCTAGAGGAATCAGTCAAAGAAACCTTAGATGGTATCATTGGTATTCATCTCAACAAGAGAATTAGTCTACCTGATACTGTGTTCGATAGGAAAGGTAAGGAAGGTAAAGATGCTTGGGAAGCTACTGCAGGTACAGGTAGGTTCACGTTACTTGACCATCAAGGGTCTCTCTCTGATGCTAGTTTGATGGAGAAGATTGAATACTTAGCAGCTACGGGTTGTAAGTTCATCTACTTAGACCACATCACTATCGCTGTGAGTGAGGTTGAAGGAGATATCAATAGGGCTATGGATAAGGTTATGTCAGACCTACTTAAGCTATGTAAGAAGTTTGATATATGGGTAGGTGTAGTATCTCACTTAAGAAAGACTGGTATCGGCTCTATCTCTTACGAGCAAGGCGCTGAGGTAACAGAAGATAGTCTTAAAGGCTCAGGCTCTCTTAAGCAGATTGCTTTCCAAATCATTGCGTTCAGTAGAAACAAGTATGCTGAGACTGAAGAAGAAAGGAATCAGGTTAAGTTAACGGTGCTTAAGAATAGGTTTACAGGTAGAACAGGTTATGCGGGTTCTGCTAAGTTCGATGATGAAACAGGTAGGCTATCTAATGCTAAAGGTACTAGCACTATGCTTAATGAATTTACTATCAATGAAAGTGAGGAGATATACGAAGATAAAGTACCGTTCTAATAATAATAATAATAAGGAGTAAGACATGAACTACGTATTCGACATTGAGGCTGATGGCCTCTTGAATGAAGCGACTAAGTTATGGTGCATAGTACTATACGACTTAGATACTAAGGTCAGTACAACTTACACTAATGAGAAAGAAGGTTATCCTAGGCTATCCGCTGCTCTAGATTTAATGGAGAAGGCTGATAGTTTAATAGGACATAACATCTACTCATATGACCTACCACTACTTAAGAAACTTAAGGGCTTCACTTACAATGGTAAGATAACTGATACGTTAATACTATCACAACTACTTAACTTTAGTAGAAAGGGTGGTCACGGTCTAGCCTCTTGGGGTGAAAACCTAGGTGTTGCTAAGCCTGTTCAGGAACAATGGTTGTTCTTCGAAGAGAGGATGCTTAACAGGTGTGAGATGGACGTTAAGATTAACGTTAAGACTCTAATGATACTCAGAAAAGAGTTTAAACAAGCTAAGATACCTGCTAGTGTTATCACTACTGAGTTTGAGACAGCTAGAATTAGTGCTCAACAAGTAGAGAATGGTTGGTTAGTAGATACTGAGTTAGCTGAGGGTCATTTCACTTGGTTGAATCAAGAGATAGAAGCCTTAGCTAATAAGATAACACCACTACTACCGCCTAATGTTAAGCGTTTAGACTCTATAGGTAAGGTAGTTACACCTAAATACACTAAGAAAGGAGACTTACACGCTCATATCGTTAAGTACTTCGAAGGGTTTGAGTGTATCGATTACACTAATGAGCACAAGCTTAAGGTGTATGGTAGTTACTGTAGAGTTAAGGTAATACCTATCGAGATGACACAACACGCTTTGATTAAAGACTTCTTACTTAGTCAGGGTTGGGTTCCTACTGAATGGAATATGAAGATGAACGAGCAAGGTAAGAAAGAGCGTACATCACCTAAGTTAACTGAGGATAGCTTTGATACTATCAAGGGAGATTTAGGTAAGGATATTGCATTACACATGGTATACAGTCACAGAAGAAATATGTTACGATCAGTTAAGAATGATAAGACTGGTTGGTTGAATACACTTAGAGACGATAACCGTCTTGAATGTATCCCAATGACATTAGGTGCTGCGACTGGTCGTATGCGTCATAAGAACTTAGTTAACGTTCCTGGTGGTCACGCTACCTTTGGTGAAGAACTAAGGTCTATCTTCGTAGCCCCTAAGAATAAGGTACTAGTAGG